CCAATTGTTTCTTATTCCTAACAAGACCCTCAAGTTTTACAAACTCTGCTTTCTTGTCTGGGTTGCTACCTTCCAGTTCTTTAATCTCAGATTCGATATCAGAAATAGTTTTTCTGAGTGACGTGATCTGGAAGTTAGATTGACTGATAGAGTTGTTGATAGACATGACCTGACTTGACAACTCAGTAAATTTATTAAATTTAACTTCCTCTTCTCCTATAGCAGAAAGGATATCATTGTATCCTACAAGCATTTCATCAACCTTAGTCTTTCCAGACTCCAACTTTTCATCACGAAATTCTTCTGATAATTCCTGAGTACATGTAGGACACACATGATTCTTTTCAAAAAACTCATGTTCTTTTTTACATGTCTTTAATTTACCCTGAACTTTAATTAGAAAAGTGTTTAACTTCTTCAGTTTTGAAGTGCTGGTAGACACTGCTTCCATTTCTTTAGAATGTTTTTCAACTTCAGAAGTTAGTCGCGCAATTTCTTGGTGTTGAGTATTTTCATCTCCCAACAATTCAGCAATCTTATTCTCTTTACGAGTAATCTCTTCCTTAGTTTTCTTTTCTAACTCAAGCATATACTTCTTCTGGAGATCAATCTTCTCCGTCAAAAGATGTATCTCATAGTCAATCGTCTTAATGTCTTCGTTGTTTTCCCTGACTTTATCACGAAGAAGAATATTCATCGTAGAGAATACTTGAATGTCAAGGATGTCTTCTATAATCTCACGACGTTGTGCTAGAGGCAGACGCATGAATGGAACAAACGTAGAAGAACCAAGCACCACAATCTGTGTGAATGACTTGTAGTTCATCTTAAGAACATTATTCTCAAAGTTTTTCTGCTGTTCTACTAAAGAACTCTCCTGATTCCACAGTTCACCATTACAGTAAATCTCAAATACATTTGGTTTAACCCCCCGAACCAACTTGTATTCTTTCTTACCAATACTGAATTCAATTTCAGTAAGACAGTTTTTTTCATTGATACTGTTTACCAGCATCGGTTTGTTGATCTTACGAAATGGTTTCCCAAACAAAGAAAAGGTAAGAGCATCTAGAATAGTACTCTTACCTGCGCCATTTGATCCTATGATCAGATTGGTTTTTGATGTTCTTAAATCAACTTCACTAAAAACATTACCCGTCGAAAGAAAATTCTTCCAACGAATCTTTTTAAAAATAATCATTCTTCGGAATCATCAGGGGGAATTAAAAAATCATCAGCAGTAATAACAGAGAATTTATGACCGCGTTCTTGACATGCTGCTATTATAGCATGGTCGTCAATCTCTAGGATCTGCATGGGTGGATAATCTTCATCAATCTGTAGCATCATCAGATATCTGTCAGCATCTTCTTCTTCCTGAAATATAGGAATTACCCTATCCTCATCATCATCGAAGATAGAGTAAACACCATCAGGTTGATCTTCTAAAGTTACAATAAACATTAGACCACATTACAACTCTCAATATATAGAGATCTCATCAAACTCTTAAGATCAGATTTATCTACGGTCATTTCTACTTCATCAATATACTCATTAAGAAGTGTAAGAGTATCTTTAGTAGAAACTTCAAGATCTACCTGATCTTCGATATCAACTAGTGTCTCTACAATTTTAACATCATGGACACCTACGTTGTAAAGACGATCAACCAATGTTTCAAACATTTGGTAGTCTCGTTTTTCATTGACAACGATCTTGATGAACTTGTCTTTATAACTAGACACATCTTGTTTGTTGTAGTCCATACTGGAATCGTCATAGAAGATTTTGTCAAAGATCTCGTAGGGATTTGCGACAAACTTAAGTCGATCACTTTCAGTATCGTAGATATGGAATCCGCGAGCGTCTTTATAATCATTCCAATACATCTGGTAAGGGTTGCCTAGGTACTGGACGTTACCCTTTTTAGATTTATGGTGATAGTGTCCAGACCACACACGTTTAAAGCGATGGAATAAACCAGCATCCATACCATGATCCATCTTCATGCCGGGAGTAATCTCAAACCCAGAGAGTTCTAGATGACCGCAGCAGATATCTGCTTCGCTAGTATTAAGAAGATTTGTTATTCCCTCTATGTTTTCTTTGTTGATCCATGGCAACATCAAAAACTTTTTGTTACCAAGTTTCAGATGCTTGGGTTCAGAATAGATTGTGATGTTGTCATACTTCTCTAGTAGAAGTTCTGGTGAGTTAATACGATTGGTATTCTTGTAATAAGTGCAGTGATTACCAAGCAACATATGAACGTTATACTTTGCTAGTTTTTCAAAGTAATTTTCACGAACACGATGATAAGTATTAAAGTCTATGGACTTTCGATTATCAAAAGTGTCACCAAGATCAATGACAGTATCGATGCCTTCTTTTTCAAGAGTTGGAAAAAATACATCATCATAAAATTTTTGAAAGTAGTTCCAAAACGCTAGAGAACCCTTGCGTCCATCAAGATGTTGATCTGTAATTAAAGCAATCTTCATAACTTACCGCTCACTGTCCCATCATATCGTGCTGAGTATTTACAGTTTGCCCAGTTAGTAGCGACACCTTCCAAGTGGAATGGCGTTCCGACCATGACAGATTCCCTCGTACCTCCTGTGACGATGCTCTCGCCATCCTCACCAAAGCTAGACCACGTTCCAAACCGTCTCTTCTCAACTCTGAACTTTCCATAGGGAGTTTCATACCATTCATAATTCATCGGTTCATTCTTGTTTCAATATTTTCTTTGATACTACCCATGTCAGAATACGAAGCGTTCATACCAGACATTGTACCATCATACGAATCAGTATGCATCACTTCGTCATGTCCAGATCTCTCTAGGATCTTACCCTTGATCTCTAGTTGCTTTTTCTCTTTTTGAATACGACGTAAGAAAGCGTAATAGATAATTTGTGTGAAGTAAGCAAACGGGTTCTGAGATTTCTCTGGATTAAAGTTATCAATATACTGTAGGCAGTTCTCTATACCATCACAGATCATGTCCTCACGGAACATGTAATTGACAAAGTTTGGTTTGTATGATAGGTGTGTAGCGATCTTAAGAAAGCACTCACCAATATAATTGGTCACACGCGGTCGAGGTTTCTCTTCTTCTTTTGCTCTAATAACTTTATCGCGATACTCAGTAATGGCAGCAAGGAATTCCTTGTTGTTTACGTAGTATTCAGTTTGCTTTCGTTTTGCCATTACTGTGTATGCCACGGTTTATCTTACATTATCATAATATTAAGTATACCACTCTATGCCATTCTTGTCAAAGCTTGACAGATCCTCATAAACTCAGTAGAATAACTATGTCAGAGTTCAGAAGGGTTGTAGCTCTTAGCTTCTATTAAATAGATCTTCTAAAGACTTTTTCATTTCTTTTACTGATCCTAGGTATCCAGAATCTCTAGGTAATTTGTTTCCTCTTCCCGCTAGAGACTTTCCAGTCTCCATACGGAGGAGAGTTTTTTCATAGAAGTCTACAATCTCACCCTCAATCTCAACCATAGTTAATACATGATTTCTGTTTATAACAAACATATTATCAAATGTAGCAGAGATCCATTCTTTCAAAGCAAAGCCTGTTACTTCTAACTGACCTTTTTTCTGTTTAGAATTTTCAACCACGAGGGGTCTCTCTAACATAATTTTATCTTCTTCACTAAGATAGCATACTTTAGATACTAACTCTTCACCGGATACTAATTTAATAGTTGCATAGAATTCTTCTTCCATATTTAATTTGCTCTAAGGTTTACTTTTATAACCTCATACTTAAAATTCTCTTCATTGTAAATGTTAACTCGTTCATTCAAATGTCTAAGGGTATAATTCTGACCGCCAATATCATCAGCGATATCGTATAAGGTTGCTATATCTTTACCTTCGCCTTTCCTGAGAACACGTCCGATAGATTGGAGGTTACGAATGCGAGACTTACTAGGGGAAGCAAAAATAATATTGTGTAATCGTTTGATGTTGATACCTGTAGAGAATGTTCCGTAAGAAGCAATAATTACAGCATTGTTCTCGGTTTCAGTAAGTTGTCGGACTTGTTCTCTATCTTCTACATCAGTACCACCATGAACAAAAAATACTTTTCGCTCGGGGTCTATGGTGCTATTTATCAATTCCAAAAGTGGTTCACCATGCTTCTCGATATAGTTAAACAAGACAAGCGTGTTCCCTTCAATATCCTTTACTAAATTTTTGATGAGGTTATTTCTACCACGATGCTCTACTAGGTAATCAATCTCTTCGTGATATGATTCAAAATGTTGCGGAGCATGTTTGCAAAGTAGGATCTTTATCCTAAACTTAGAAAGATAACCTTCCTTAATTAGACTATCTGTTTTAGTGACTTGTTCACAATCACCAAACAATCCTTCCAACACCCACTTGTGAGTTTTACTCCCGTCTAGGGTTCCAGTAAAACCAAACCTATACTTAGCGTTGTGAAGTTTAGTCATGATTCCTGTGAGGGACTTTGACTTAAATAGGTGTGCTTCATCACCGATAACACAGTCAATATCATCAAAGTATCTTTTTGGGAACTTGTAGATGGATTGCCAAGTGGAAATAATAATTGGTTTGTCCGTATTTTTATCCTTGCCTGAATATATCTTATGCACATGATCGTCAGCATTCCATCCGTAATCATTAAAGTCATTGACCATTTGTTCTACCAAGGACGTAGTAGGAACGATGATCAGCGTCTTCTTGTTGGTGGCAGTATAGTATCTCACGAGGGAATAGATCATCAAACTTTTTCCACTGCCCGTGGGAGAAAGTAAGAGTTTTCTATTATTTTTAATTGCTTCGTAAACAGCACGATACTGATACACCCTTGGTTTGATTTCAGATCGTGTAATTTTATTCATAAATGTTTCGATGCCTGCGTATGAAACAAAGTCGTTAGTTTCTCTGACTTCTCCATACCAGTCATTCATTTCATACTCGACTTTATATTGTCGTTCGTCAGCCCACACCTGCAGGTGCTTCATTAGACCACCATAAAGGTCGCCTGTACCAGGAGAGTACAGACGAATAGTTCCATCCCAGTATTTGTATCTGGGATTCTTCTTCAAGAACTTTGCTTCAGGAACTTCAAACGAAAAATAATCTGAGAGCTCCTGATGTACATGTGGCTCAGCAGATTGAATGGTAACGTATACTTCGTTTTTCTTTTTGATACTGAGGGTGGTCATCATTGTCCATTAACGAATTTCTCCCACTCAATGGCACTCTTGACCTGAAAACCTCTATTAGAAATTTGACGCATGACTTGATCCAACCAGTAAAGCATCTGGTCTAAGTATTTGATCTTTGCCTCAAGGTTGATGATCTCCTCATCTGCCTCAAGGTAAGTTCTCATTTTCTCTGAAGTCTTAATGCTTGATCCGAATGGTTTGGCGGCGTATGTCTTAGCGTCTGCTTCGCCAGAGTAATACTCACGTTTATTCTTTACCAGTTTGCGGGTCTCAAATTCCAGCGAAGTTTTGATCTGCTGAATGTCAGTGTAATGGTTTAAGTATTTATTATGTTGGAAAGGGATCGATAATGCGAGTTGCCCCAAATCCGTGGTATACTGTTTGTTCTTAAATTGAAAGTCAACTGCTGAGTCTTCTGTCCAGTCTTCTCTCAATTTGTCAAATTTATTACGAAGAGTTTCAAAATTCATAGAGTTTTAAATTGTTTATCACGAATAAAAAATTGTTGATGTTTAAATGTAACTTCAGCAGTGATGTATTCTACATCTGTCATTGTAGCATCAAATTGTAACCCCGACAAACTGACAGGGAAGATATCTCTGTAGTCTATAACAAATGCTGGATTATATTGTGAGGTGACAATGTTGAGTTGTCCGTTGGTATAAATTTCTGACTCTTTTGTTGTGCGTTGCATCTGATCTGCGTTGCCATTGTCTCGAATCCATTTGTAAATACTGTTGTAATTTACAAGATCTTCGTCAACAATAAAACGCACAGAAAAATCCCCGAACGTTACACCACCACTGGGAATGATAGGCAAGTTTCTAAAAGGACTTGCTACTTCTGTGACTGGCATTGAAACGTCGGGGATATTTGCTGTCTGACAGAAAAAGTCTACACCTTCAAATTTTTCTAATTTGAGTAGATAACCAATAGGGTTCAGGAAATTCCTATTAGTAGGTTGTTCCTTATACCATTCAGCAGACATGTCAACTTCCCAAGCTGATACTATTTATTGTATTTTCTTGAACCTGTTCTGCCGTTTCGTAGTTTATATTTAATACCAATCTTTTTGCTACATCAGTACACGAAACTCCTTGATGCAATAATCCGTTTTTAAAAATTACAACTCTATTTTGAACTGATTTAACTTTTTCTCCAGTGTCAAATTCTGTGTATCCATTGTTATCATTGATATACAATATTGCGGTATTACAATTAAATGATTCTTTTGTATTTTGAATACCGCTAGAAATATCAATATGAAAACCATGACCGATATGATTTTCGTTAGCAACTGTTAAATTTACTTTACATCTGTGTAAATTTACAACTCCAAGTTTTTCAAATAAAGGTTTTAAAAATATTTCATCTTTCCCTAAATTATGACAAAATTGAATATTGTATTTGTCATCTAATATTAATTTTTTGTGCTTGTGAAAATGCTCAGAAATTGCTCTGGAAGATAGTATTGTTGATTGTAACCAAGGCATATTTGGATCATCTAATTCAAATAGCAATCTAATAAAATCTTCTTTATCTAAAAAATTATCAATTATTTTCATCTTCATTATACCAAAAATCTTCCCAGTCTTTTACTGAATTGGTTACGTCTTCCCACTCTGGTTCATACAGAGGGCATGGTTCTTCCATCAAAATTTTAGTTTTCATTTTATTAATTCTATTATGTAATATTTTTAAGTCCATTCGTCTTCCTCTTCTTCATCCCAAAATTCATAGGGACCATGTTGCATACGTTTTAGTTTATCAGTTTCAGCACGAAATGATACTGTTTCTGTTATCCACATAGACAACTTAAGTATAATAAAAATAATCGCCAATGGCGATAAACACAAGAGCAATACTAATGAAGGATTCATTGGGAGTATTCGTTTATAATATCTAATACTTTATCTAGCGAATCATGAGCTCCGTCATACCATTGACCTGTCATACCCGGATTCGTTTCTTTATCATATAATTCAGTTTTTAATTTGTATACTTTTGCAAGCATATCTGTTTTGTGTAAGCTACCACGGGGCATAACAATAGGGATTTACTACTTCTATTTAAGCACAAAAAAAGGGACGCCGCAGCGTCCCTGTGTTGATATCGTAACTATATCAGGCGAGGTTCGCAACACGAACACGTCTGTAGTACTGGTTCTTAGAAGCAGTAAGTGCTTCAGCATCAGGAGTTCCTGCAGAAGACTCAACGAAAGGATTGCTGACCATGCCGTAGCGGGTCTTGAAACCAATCTTAGGTTGGAAGGTCTGAGGATCGATGCTGCGTAGCATCTGGAGGGGAACGTAGGGGCAGTAGAATAGTCCTGCGTCATAAGGGGAAGAACCCTTATAACCAACTACGTAGTAGTGGGTGTTAGAAACGTTAGCAGAGTAAGGATCAACATAGACCTTAATGCGACCGTTCATGGTGCCGACTAGAAGGTTTCCGGTGTCATCAACGTCACCGATGGAAGGACCACCAGCGCCAGTTAGACCTGAGGAATAGTCGAGTGTGCCAGACATGGCAAGAGCAGAAGCAACGTCAGCAGAAGTGACGATGAAGTTGCCCTTTCCTCTACGAGTCTCTTGTGCGATAGCGTTAGCATCGCGCTCGATTTGGAACATAAGTCCTTTGAACTTCTCAACCGACCAACGACCGTTGCTGTCAACGTCGAGGTCAAATACACCAGCGTTAGCAACGTTGTTCTGAGCACCAGGCTTAGCAACGGTGTAAACGGTACGAACAACCTCACGGTTGATCTCAGCAAGGATTTCGCTAGACAATAGGTTAGCGAGTTCCTGCTCTGCATCAAGACCGTGGATTGCCTTAAGGTCTTGTGCCAATTCTAGAGTGTACTCAGCGCGAAGAGCTCTGGTCTTAGCAGTGACCGCAGTCTTCTCGATGCTGAAGTCCATTTCGTTGAACAAGGTCGAACCCGATCCAAGAACTTCTGCTGTTTCTCTAGCAATGTTGCCTGCTTGGCGCTCGTAGTTAGCAGCAGTTGTGCCGCCGCCAGTGGCGTCGTTAAGCAGACCAGGGTTAGCATCAGTCGTGCCGCCATCGCCAAGAGGAGATACGGGATCGTTGTATGCACCAGGACCCTGTGTGTTTCCAGAGAAGTTGGTGTCGGGCTCGTTGTAGAGTGCCTCAGCGCCAGCTCTGGTGTTGTAGTGGCTCTTCATTGCGAAGATAAGTCCAGTAGGACCGCTCATGGGTTGAACGCCACAGATGTCGTATGCAACCAAGTTAGGTGCTGCACGACGGATAAGGTTGATCATTACAGGATCGAAACCTGCAAGTCCACCAGTCTTGGTGGTTAGACCAGAACCACCTAGTGCTTGTCCACCAGCTGCGCTGATAGCTCCAACAGTACTAGCTTCGTTCATCATACCACGCTCTTCGCGTAGTTGATTTTCTGTGTTTTCTAACAGAACAGCGGTAACAGCCTTTCTATAGTTGTCTTTGATGGTGCCAGCACCTTCATGACTTAGAACAGGAGACCACTTTTCGGTTAGAGCTTTTGAATTAAACATTTGTTTGCTCTTGTTTGAAAAATGTGGGGTTTATTATTAGGACCAGCGATCAAGTGCTTTCAGATACTGCGCCATTACTGGGTTAGAATCATCTACACCTTCGACTGGGGATTCATCAACAACTTCCGTTGGGGTAGCGATTGACTCTTTGAAGTAAGACTCCTTGATGGTCGTAACCTTCTTGGAGAATGACTCTTCCGAGACAAACTCTAGACCCTCAGCAAGTGCTGCGAGTTTTTCTTTCTGAGTATCTGCTAGTCCTTCTGACACGGTGGACAGAATATTGAGTTTGGCAGACTCATTAAGACGATTTTGTAATTTCACGTTTGCTTTGACCTGTTCGTCAAGGCGTGTTTCCATCTCACGAATAGATTCGGCCATACCTTCTACAACATCGACTTTCTCGTCGGGAATAGAAATGTAGTGCTCTTCAAAGAGACCCTTCAAACCTGCGATGAAGTCTGTAGTGATCTCATTTCTGATTCCACGGTCAATAGCAACTTGGTTTTGCTCCATCCATTGACCGATGGCATAGGACACTGTGCCGTCTACTTCCTCGGAAAGTTCTGCCTTAGCAGATGATACGTGCTTATCGAGTTCAGCAGCAAAGTGCTCTACAAGTTTGTCATACTCCTCAGAGATTTTCGCTTTGACAGCAGCCTCAAAAATGGTCTTTGCTTTCTCAGCGAACTCTTCAGAGAGTTCTGTGCCTTCTACTAGAGCGGCAACATCAGCGGAAACATCAAGTTCTTCAAAGGAAGGCTTGATGGGGTAAGTAACAGCAGGTCCAGTACTAGTTGCGTATGCAACATCAGCACCAACGGTAGGCATAGCGTCAGGACTACCGGCACGCTGTTGGGGATCGCCAGATACTTGCGAAATAGGTGCTGCCGCTTTAGCGCCAGGATTCTCTTCGCCGTCGTCATCATCCTCATTAGGAGCAGTGGAAGTTCCACCTAAATCTGCAGCAGCAGATTGTCCAGGAGCAACACCTGGTTGAACTGAAGGCATAGGATCCTTGCCGCCAGAACCAGTCTGCGCGTCAGAAACCTGAGAGGGTTCGCTACCAGCACCGGGGATAATGTTAGCAGAAACTGTTGGCATAGGATCGCCAGCTTCTACAATCACCTTTTGCTCGGTAACGAACTCCTCAAATTTTTCATTTAACATATCTGACATTTGAGATTACCTCGTAATTTTCCGTAAATAATTAATCTAAGTTTATTTATAAATCAAAGTTTTCCGAGGAAATCCTCAAACACCTTGAGTGTTCTCTCTTCTAACTCACGACGCGGAGCGCCATTGATATAACGTTGGTATTTATCAACTTTTGATTCCTTGAGAATACCGTTGTCCCATACCCATTCTTTACCTTCCATGATGCCATTAACAAAAGCATCAGGTGCTGAAGGATCTGCTACAATATCAGCAGCAGTTGTAAGCATGAAGTCATCACGAACTACTGAAGTATCTTCGCGCTTTTCAATGCTTCCCATACCACGGGATGAAACACCTAACTGAACTCCTTCGCCAAGTAAAGACTTAGCAATCTGTCCCATGGGTGTATCAAGAATTTGTGCTTTGCCAATGAAGTTATTACCTTCAGCGCGAAGACTTGTGATTCTGTGTGATACTCTATCGAGATTGATAGTAG